CGATGTTGATATCATGATTCAAGACAACGGAGGGTGGAAAGGTTATCAAAATGTCACCAATGACACTCGTGGTTTTGATTTGACATTGACCAATGCTTCAGGTCCTATTATTGCTGCCACAGCACCTATTACACAAAATAACACAGCTGAAAGTCCACTGGAATATGGTGACTTGTGGATTGACAGTTCAGATTTAGAAAATTATCCTTTGTTGTATCGCTGGGAACAAGTCAGTGGAGTTGACCAATGGGTGGCAGTGGATACCACTGATCAAGTCAGCTCAAATGGCATTTTGTTTACAGACGCACGTTGGGCACCAAACGGCACAACAGATCCTGTGGCAGATCCATTCCCAACTATTGTTAGTTTGTTGACCAGCAACTACTTGGACTTGGATGCACCCGATCCTGCACTTTATCCCCAGGGCATGTTGCTGTTTAACACACGCAGATCAGGTTACAATGTTAAAAGTTTCCAAAACAATTATTTTAACTCAACCACATTCCCCGACGACGTCTTGCCCACAGAGAAAAATACCTGGCTCACAGCGTCGGGCAACAAAGACAACGGTGCCATGTATGCTGGTCGTCAAGCACAACGCAAATTGGTTGTGGCCGCAATGAAGTCTGGCATTGATACCAGTTTGGCAGCAAGAGAAGAACAAAATCAGTTCAACTTGATTGCTGCCACTGGTTATCCTGAACTGGCCACTAACATGGTTGCACTCAGCAATGAACGTGCTAACACATTATTTGTGCTGGGCGACACACCAATGCGTCTTGCAGCCAATGGCACAGATTTGTTGACCTATGCTACCAACAACAGTGGACTTGGCCTTAGCACCGATGACGGGCTCACAATTGGGTCGGCCTATGCTGCTGTGTTCTATCCCAGTTGCCAGACTACAGACTTGTCAGGCAACACAGTGGTAACAGCACCAACACACATGATGGTACGCACCATACTTCGCAGTGATGCGGTGAGTTATCCATGGTTGGCACCAGCTGGAACACGTCGCGGGGTAATTGACAATGCTCAAGCCATTGGCTACATCGAGGCCACCACAGGTGAGTTTGTGCAAACTGCTGTGGGGCAGGGCATACGTGATGTATTGTATCAAAACAACATCAATCCTATCACCTTTATTCCAGGTGTGGGTATCACCAACTTTGGTAACAAAACACGTCAAGGACTGACCACAGCCCTGGATCGTATCAACGTTGCTAGATTGATTGTGTTCTTGCGTGGACGACTTGAAGAAATTGGCAAGCAATACTTGTTTGAACCCAATGATCAGATCACTCGCAATGAGATCAGTAACACCATCAACAGCCTGATGATTGACTTGATTGCCAAACGTGCCATCTATGACTACTTGGTTGTTTGTGATTTGAGCAACAACACAGCAGCACGTATTGACCGCAACGAGTTATATGTAGACATTGCTATTGAACCTGTGAAAGCCGTGGAATTCATCTACATTCCGTTGCGTATCAAGAACACAGGAGAAATTTCAGGCGTGGCAGCATGATGAAACAGGGGGCCTTTAACCAGGCCGCCATTTCAGGTAAATAAACACAACAGGAGAAATAACAAATGGCAGTTTCATCATTACAGAGAATGACAGTACCCTTGGCTAGTGACCAAAGTTCAAGCACCCAAGGTCTGTTGATGCCCAAACTCAAATATCGCTTTAGAGTGATGTTTGAAAACTTTGGTGTGAGCACACCAAGAACCGAACTAACCAAACAAGTCGTAAGTTTTGCTCGTCCCAGTTTGACATTTGAAGAAATTGTAATTCCTATCTACAACTCAACATTGAAACTGGCAGGACGTCATGCCTGGGCAGACACCACATGCTCAGTACGTGATGATGCGAGCAACGCAGTTAGCAAGTTAGTTGGCGAACAACTACAGAAACAAATGGACTTCTTGGAAATGAGCTCAGCTGCATCAGGCATTGACTACAAGTTCACTACCAAAGTAGAAGTACTAGATGGTGGTAACGGAGCCAACGAACCAGTAGTGTTGGAGACATGGGAATTGTATGGCTGCTACCTTAAAGCTGCCAACTATGGTGATCTCAACTACAGCAGCAATGAAGCAGTCACAATTGAAATGACTATTGCTTACGACAACGCCAACCAAACACCCGAAGGCACTGGAGTTGGTACCGAAGTTGGTAGAACTCTTGGTGATGTAGTAACAGGCGCAGGCCAGGCTGCTTAAACCATGGCGTTTGGACAAGACTTCCTCAAAGGAGTCACCCAAGGCTTAGACTTCAAGAGCTTTGGCAAGCAGCTGGCTGGCGGGTTCATAGGCAACAATGTGTTGCGTGATTACCAACACGCAAGCCGTACTTTCACCACCAATGCCTACGAACTCAAGCCCAGATACAAGTTTCTTTTTCATGTGAGCTTCACGCTGAATGTTACAGAGATTCCCGGTTTGAGCAGTGCTTTCCCGCCTGAGGACAGAAACATGCTGAGCCTCACGGTGAAAACTATTGATCTGCCCAAGTTCAGCATAGATATAGAAACCCTGAATCAATACAACCGCAAAAGAATCATACAAAAAAAACTCAACTACGAACCTATCAATGTGACATTTCATGACACCAGCAATGACTTGAATCGCAAACTGTGGTACTACTACATGAGTTATTACTACAAAGATCCCACACAGCGATACTTAGACCCCAACCCTACCAATGGTAGCAATGGCAGAAGCTCATTGCGACAAACCGGCTTTGGTTACAATGATCGAGACATCTACGACAGTCGAAGAATTGGTAATGTCAACGACTGGGGTTACATTGGCGAAGCCTACAACGATGGCAACACTGCCGGAACCACAGGCAAACCCCCATTCTTTCGTGACATAAGAATCTACGGCATGGACCAGCGCAAGTTTGCTGAGTATGTGTTGATCAATCCACTAATCACTTCTTGGGGCGGCGATCAATACAATTATTCTGAAGGTGCTGGTACCATGCAAAACTCAATGACTATTGCGTATGAAACTGTGAAATACTATTCAGGTGCCTTGGGTCGAGCACAATCAGGTGGCGATGCCAATGTACTAGGGTTTGCCGCAGATGCACACTATGACAAAACTGTGAGTCCCATTGCCAGACCTGGTGCCAATGCCACTGTGTTTGGGCAAGGTGGTTTGTTGGATGCAGGTGCTGGCATACTTGGTGATCTACAAAGTGGCTCAGTGCTGGGCTACATTGGTGCTGCACAAAAAGCTGCCAGACTTGCAAAAACATTCAAAGGCAAAAATCTTGGCAGTATTGCTGCCAGTGAAGCCGTGGCCTTGGGTACTCAAACTCTCAAACAAGGCCTGCCAGGTGGTGTACGTCAAGTGGCCAACAAGGCCGATGGGTGGTTGTTCCCCACACCCAAGACTGCACCACCAACTGCGCCACCCATCGGCCGAGGCGTAGACAACGCAGGAAACAAACTGTTTTAAATCATGAGCACTGTAAATTATACCAACCCCAACAAAGATCTCACAGTGAGACTGTTTGATCAATTTTACAGTTATGAAGTAGATGTGCCAGCCAATGAGTATGATGTAGTCCACAGTTATTTTTTAAATGTGATGAGCACTCGCCAGGCCGCAGGCAACTTTACCATGAGCCTGTTCAGAGTGGCACAAAACACAGGCATTCCTGCGCTGACACTGTTGAAAGAGTTTCAAGGACTCAACGGTGTTAATCTCAGTGCCAGCCTAGCTTATTATCTCAATAGTATTCGCAGCCGAGCCACACTGCTGGGTGTGGGTACCGCAGTAACGCCCAATTTCTATCAAGCTAGAAATGTATTAAAATGAGTCACTGGGCACAAGGTCCTTACACTGTGATCAACCGTGAAAAGTATGCGGGCAACGGTACTCCACGTTACAGATCTGGCTGGGAATTAAGTTTTATGAAATTTTGTGACAGCAATGACCATGTGTTGCAGTGGGCGAGTGAAAGCATTGCTATTCCTTATCGTCATCCACTAACAGGCAAAATGACACAGTACATTCCAGACTTCTTGATCACTTATCGCACCAGAGACAACACTGTGCGAGCCGAGCTGATTGAGATTAAACCCAAAAAACAAAGTGTGATTGAATCAAAAATGAGCAACAAGGACCGCGCCATAGTAGCCATAAACTACAGCAAATGGGCGGCCGCTCAGAAATGGTGTAATCAACATGGATTAACGTTCAGAGTTATTACCGAAGACCACATGTTTGCAAACGGCCGAGCGTGACCCATAAATAGGGCATGACACGTAAACTTGAATCGTTATTTGATTTGCCCCCTTCAATTCCTGCAGTGGAAGACACTGTGGATCCCGCACCGCAGCCTGCAGAAGACTTCCGTGCCCAGCTACAAACCCTAGACGACACCATAGACAAAATTGATGCTGCCTTGCCCGGAGTGCGTGGACTGGAAGCCAATGATACAGAAATGGATTCTTTGTCCAAAATGGCAACTGATAGTTATGATGAATTAATGACACTGGGCATGCAAGTTGACAGCCGCTTTGCCAGTGAAATCTTCAGTGTAGCCAGCAACATGTTGGGACATGCTATCACAGCAAAAACAGCCAAAATGGACAAGAAGCTGAAGATGATTGACTTGCAGTTGAAGAAGATGCGACTGGATCAGCAACAAGCCATAATAGATTCCAAGGCAGCAGACGCTGGCAACGGAGAAGGCATGCAGACAGCACAGGGCATGGTGCTGAGTCGTAATGATTTGTTGGACCGTTTGTTAGCCAGCAAAGATCAAAAAGATAAAAAAGAATAAATATGTTACAGGAACCTGATATGAAAAATTTTGCCCATTACCTCGCCGAAAGCGAACGTACCTACAACTATCGTATCAAAATGCTGGGCA